GTTCTTGCAACCAAGGGAACTCTGGATCATCTTTCATCTTCTTTTCATTCAGCTTTGGATCATAAGCATCCGTTCCATAAGCATTGAAGTTCTCAACTAGCTTATTCCAGACAACACGAACACAGCCAAATGTCTGATTCAGTTTAGACGTTTGATCAGCATTAGGATATAACCTAAATTTATATGCCTTGATGATTTCGTGTTGCATGATTTTATTTAGTCATAAGTGGTTTACGATGTCATGTCAATCTCGATTCAACCATGTCCCAAAAGGGACATGGTTTTCTCTCACACAAATTTATAAATAAAGCGTACACAACCGAACGTCTGGGCCAGAGGTTGCTCCTGCTCAGGCGTGGGATAAAACCGATATTTGTAGGCACGTTTAGTTATGTATCACAATATACCATAATTCTATCAAGATAGCAAACCAAACCGGAGGAAGCGAGAACGGGCGCTATTCATCCCCGCACTCGAAGTACGGGGTTTTCGCACACTCTGATAAGATTTCTTTGAATTTGTTGGATATGCCGGAAGTCTTCTTAGATGCCTGCATAAACTGGGCAGACAATCGTTCTCGTACCTATAAGATTCTGACATTAGCATCGATTGATGAACATACCACATTTCACACCCATCTGGTCTTAAACCTGACGTTTAACGGTCTGTCTATTATTGATATTGTGCTTGGGTGGTTGATATTCAGGAAAGTGAACGAGCTTGTCGCCCCTTACGAAGAACTAAGGGGACTCTGATCACCCAACATAGATACCCCACCAGTCAACATCTCCCGAGATTTGATTGTCTACATCTTCTCTTAGCATTCGAAATTCCTCTTTTGCTTCTTGCACCAGTTGATCTCCACCAAGAGATACACTTCCTCCATCTGGAGAAGGAAGCCCAGAGAATTTCCTATACGCCATTCCTAGCATTCGCTTAGCTTCAGCAATCGCCCAACTCTGAACCCATAGAAGATCCATGTATTCTTCATCAGACAGATGGCGATACACTTCCAGGATATATTTCCCTTCTCGTTTTGGACTTTGTAGCAACCGGATAGAATTAGTGTGTTTGTCATGGATGAAGTCGATAGCATTAGCGGTGTACTTATTCCAAATCTCCATGTGCTGACCCAGTAGCTCCAAAGACAGCCAATCTCCCATACCAGAAACGTTACCACTTAACCCGGTGGTGAACAGGTTGTTGTAGGCTGCAAGCGTCAGAGGGTCTTCTGCATTCCATGTCATTGATGATGGATTGATGATCCTGATCACCTCTGTGACTTCGGATGGAACCATATAGATTTTATCATCTCGTGTTGCATTGATACAGAAGTATCCCTGACGATAGTTGTCTGGGCCGATCTGTTGAAAGGTTCGTTTTGCTTTATTGAAGGCAAGCTGAACATCTTTGTATGTTAGTTCAACATCGACAAGTGAATCGCCGAGCAGCACCAAAATCTCGTCTTGGAACTCTTCAAATTTCATCTGTTTTTGTCCTTGTTGTTGAATGTGTATTGGGGATCATCCAGAAAAGAAGATTGCTTGTCGTCTCGATAATCAACATCGGCCTCTGGATAAGGTGCGTCAGGATCAACATCATATGTATTGAGTCCTTCTGTCGGCACGACAGATTCACTGTGTTCTTTTGTCTGTGTCATGATGTCATTCATTAAGTCGTCGTTTGATCTTTCAATCGGAATCTCATTGGTTGTACGAGAGTCACCAAGGGGAACAGCATGAATCACGACATAGAATTGTTCAAATTTGATATCCTTATCAACATCTGTCACTTCCCAGAATGCCTTATTACAGTTCTCTTCAAAGAATGGAACCTCAAGAACATCACCGATGATCATCGTTCGACTCATACACTCTAGCATATCATCTATGTGAACACGAAACACTTGTTCGTCTGCCATTGGGTTGATGAGGCCAAATCGACTGAAGTCCATCTTTTCTGCCCTAACTGAGTCCATCCCAATGTTGATTGTTTTTGGTTCATCTGAGTACGCACGATCTGGTACTTCAAAGAACACTTTGTTCTGGATATCATTGATCGAAGGATTGGCACTTTTCCTAGACCCAAGATACATATAGACGTTTGCTGTCTTATAGGAGAGCGCAAAAATATCTCGCGTAATCTTCCGTTGGAATGCTCGCGTCTTCTTCCCATATGCTCCTATCGTTGGTCGCAGTTTGTTTCTTGTTATCATGTTTCTACCTTTTGGCTATTCGGTTACGTTTCGTTGTATATTGCATCCGTTTCATTTTTCTTTCTATCTTATCTCTCACCCTCTGACGTGGGTCTTCTCGATGTTTCTGGATAGGAAGAATGTCAAATTCTTTTCGTGATTCATAGTCTAAGTAGATGGTGACGGGTTCTCTTTCTCCCACCAGCACTCCCGTTTTAGATGGATCGGAGAAGCCAATATACCCTAGTCGAAGAAGGAGTGATTGCCACACTTCACCAAAATCTCGACTGTTTCTTTGTTTAGCAATGAACTCAGTCAACAACCATAGTTTAACAAAGTCGTGTCGAATGGTGGTGTCTCGATTGATCTTTTTCCACATAGCATCAAAGTCAATTGGGTCGATAACCTTTATCGCTCGAAGGATTGCAACATCTGCAAGAAGTTCATCTTTCTTGTATCGTCTGATATCATCAATGAACTCACCACCTGATTTCTTGATACGAAACACATTCGCATAGAAAGCGGATGATGTCACTTTCTTTCCGATCACGTCTCTTATATCATAGCATATGATTGAATCAGGTCGATCCATTTCTTGTGCTGTGTTTTCAGTTGAAATCTCTCCATCATTAGTAAAAGTGAGGTAGACATCAGGTCTTCCATAGTAGAGTGTTCTGAGATCTGTTGTGTAAAGGTGAGAGGACTGTCCGAACCCACGGTACGCTTCATCTAGTGTGTCTTCAAAGGTCATGTCGGGGCACCCGTATAGTGTGTGTATTTATGTCTAAATATGAAAGACACAGTTTGAACAACCAAAAAATAGAAAAAAGAAGAGGTGACATGTACCCATATCGATATGGACGACAATTTGAAAAGTATCTTTCACAGTTTGGACGTGTGCTTTCTGGCTTTCAAGTGTTAGAGCGAGATAGTTCATTACAGTCCCCAAACAACACACGACCGGTGAAAGTGGTGTATGGGGGGATGAGTAGGATTGTTGCGTCTATCTTGAATAACAGAGATAGCTTCACTAACAAGACCCTTCCCTTCATGGCATTCAATCTTACTGGGATTGAAAAAGACATTGAGAATAAGAAGACACATCACCATGTTGACCATGTGGTGTATAAAGATGCCGCAGGATACCCCCAAGCATATGAACGTTTGATGGGACCAGCGTTTGCTATGTCAATTGAAGTGTCTCTCTATGCCAGTTCAACAGAAGAATTGTTTTCGATTCTTGAACAGATGTTATTGATCTTTAATCCTCGAATTGCGATTCAAGTTGACACCAGGGTGCAGAATGCAGATTACATCACGTCTATTGAGCTTGAGTCAATCAACAACGAAATCAACTACCCCATGGGAACTGAACAGAGAGTGGTACAGCAGTCTCTCACGTTTCGTGTGCCTGTACGGCTCTCATATCCTTCCTCAGACGACGCAAGCTTCATTGAAGAGATCCAGGCAAGGGTGTTATTGGCCACCGAAGAGAGCCTCGATGACTTTGTGTTCACTGAAGAAATCATAACAGGAGAAAACGCATAATGGATATTGGTGATGCAATCAATCGTAATAATAGCACGAAGAAGTCGGACAATTTCTATGTGAGCTTTCTTCGTCTTCCAAACAACATCAGCAACATATTGGGTCGACAAGTTAGATCGATAACAAGGCCCGTCCTTCAATTTGAAGAGTCAGCTACACGAATGGGACGCCACAAACACAATCACATTCATCAGGTGAGATTTGAGCCAATCAGGATCATGTTTGATGACGATGAGGGGTCGCTTATTTCACAGTTCATTCATGCTCATGTGTTTAGACAACTGAACATACAAACATCTCTGCCTGAGAAATGGCGAGACCTTATGGAAGATGATGATCGTTTCGATCTCAAAGTGGAAATTTTCGATCAAACAAATAAGGTGGTGGATGGGTTCGTATTGATCGATTGCTCAATCCTATCTGCCGAGATGTCTGAGTTGAATGTCGAGACTGACACTAATGCCTCTATCGATGTCAGTATACAGTATGATTCAATTGAGTTCTGGATAGTGGACGATTGGGTGGAGTTCAGACCCAATTGATCAGGTAGGGAGAAAAAAGAAGTTAACCAAATATATCTCGCTCTGTCCATACACAAAACGTCCATCCTCTTGCTTCGGCATAGTCATAGGCGGCTCTCCACTTCTCCATATTTGTTTGATATGTGAGACATTCT